GTGAGGCCCAAGACGATCTATGCTGATGGGTTGCAGCGTCATTGGTCGCGTCGGATCAAAGAGGATTTCTGGCAGAAGGAGCTGCAGACGATCGGCTTCCCCTCCGTCGATTGTTGGGAAAGCTGACGCATCCATTCCATCGGGTCCTCCCGTAATAAAATCCTCCCAATCCTCCCACACCAACCGGTGCGGAACGAACCAATGATGAACCCGCATGTCGACCGGGTGATACACCGGAGCGAGCAGCGGAGAAGCACGCAGCAAGATATTCGAATTCTGCTGCATCGTGTCCCCGGGAAGTATCTCAGTCAAACCAACCGGGACCAACTTACCCATATCGAACGACGCAAGCTTCGTGTTCGACAGCGAAAACAAACCTCTTTTCATTAGAAAATTCCTCTCCGTTTTTTAACCCGATACAAACGTTCTGACCGCTCCGTCACTGGAGCGTAGAACTCCTTCACAACCTCCGAAAGCGACCGCGAATTATTAAACGCAAACTCTCGCAGAGGCTGCAACTCCTTCGCCATCGCCTCCATCTTTTTCTGAGGCGCGGCAGCATCACGACCCGTCCTTTCCCGTAACCGCTTCGTCAGGTATCGACCAAGCGGAAGACGTCTTCTCCCATGATCCAGCGCCGTTGGCACGTCCCCCGTTAACGGGTCCTCCAAGTCGTATTGAAGAACCTTCGAAGCGATATCGTCCACAAGACCAGCACCAATCCCCGGCCTTAAGGACATCCTGCAGAACTCCGCGTGCTGCCCAGCGATTAGCCGCCCATCGTCTGGACTCGTCATTTTTTTGATCACATACCCGACCACATATTGCGCAGTTTCTGGGTTCAACTCCGCGTTCATGATGTGACCGTGTCCCCACGTCTCCTTCACCACTTGGCACGCTTCGCAACACTTCCGGCTCTCCGGCTTTAATTTCCGGGTTCGCCCATGAGCGCACGCGGGCCACCCAAACATTGCGAGATGAAAGTGAGGGCGACCGCTCATCTCCCCATACTCGCCTACGGCGAAATACCTCACTTTCGTAGGCGCGATCCTCTTGCGAAAACGTTTTAAGAACGTCTGCAAGTCTCTGGGCGAGAGAGTGGACGATAACCCACTCGCCACCTTCGGCTCCTTCTCCGGAGTATAAGTCAACGTCAAGAACGACTTCGCATTCCACTCGAGCCCCTCGAGCATCAGTCTGTGCGTCCATAACCTTCTCCTGTTGATACGACAGGCCAGGCACTGCGAGCACGGCAGGGCCTGGCCATCCAAAACATACGGCTTAGAACACTTCATGGTGTCCCTACATCCTGAAGCCGATACGACGGCGCAAGCCGCCACGACGACGACGCGACGAAGAACGACGGCGGTACGAACCGCGACGACCTCGACGAAATGCCACTGCAATCACCTCCTCTCAATCCTGTTATGCCAAGCCTTCGGCCCAGAACGAGGTTCATATGTCCCCGTAATGGGATTGAAGAACCAATGCGTCGCCCCCTTCGGCAACGCACTCAACGGCGGAGGCTGACCACCACCGCCAAACGTCAACGACGGAACAATACGATTCCGCCAATTCCACTGCAGCATCCCAAGAAAATCCTCCTCAAGACGCTGCTTAGCATCGTTCGACATCACAGGCGCCAAACCTTCAGGCGTCCGAACGAAACCAACTTCCGTCACCGTTCCCGGCTCCTGACCACGAGCCGCCGGCGACGACACGACACGCTCTAACGGCATGTCAATAACCGACCCGCGCAGCGGCGGCATATTCCCCTGACCTCCCATGTACGGATCAGCCGACACACTTGGAAACGGAGGCGTGCTCTGAACCTGATTCAGCTTCGCAATCTGCGAGCTCAACAGCATGTTCTTCAGACGCCGCTCCTCTAAGTCCAAACCCTGCACCGCCAACTGATAGGCATTTAATCTCGATGCCTCTGTGCGCTGCTTTAAATCCGCGCTCGCATGCAACGCGCGCGAAACATCCTGGCCGCCCTGCGCCAGCACAGCCCCCGCGCCACCATCGCCAACAGGCGACGGATTAAACGTCGGGGCCCCTAACGCAAAAAGCGGGTGAACACCCGCCTCTTTCGCATCCTCAACACGCCACTTGATTCCGTGGCGAGCCGCCTGCATCTGAAACTCGCGGTCCGCATCCGCGCCGCTCTTCGCGAGCAATCCGCCACCGATCGCCGACGCCGCGGCGATAATTGCAGGCCAAACCATCTAACACCTCACGAGTGAATGGAACGTGTGCCGAGCGCGACCACCACGACCGCGCTTCCGTCTCAACTTCAACGCAAACAACACCTCACGCCGCATACGGCGCCGAGCACACACTATAGCCGTCACAGGGTCCTCAAACGCCACTGTCGACGGCAAACGACGCCCACGACTGGGCGTCACAACTATCGGCGATCGATACGACCGCCTCTTCCCTTCGGGATGAAACTTACGGCGATCATCAAGCCATGCTTCCTCGATCGCCGACATATAGCCAGGGTCCACCGGAGTCGCGGCCCGCCGCTCCATCTCGAAATCGACCCAGGCCTCTTGTAGGGGCGTCATCAACTGAGAGTTAGTGTAGTTAGAGCCTACACGTGAACGCCTTTTGGCCATGGGGTCTCTCGATCCTCCGGTGTCACCTAGCACAGTACACATCTAGTACGTGTACAGCAAGCGGGCCCCAAATCGGGGCCCGAAATACTAATCCTCGATATCCATCTGACGCCAACGTCTACCCTGAGCGTCTTTGAACTCTGGGGGGCTCCTACGCGGCCCCCCAGGCCGCCTAGACGGCCTGGCCCCCTCCGGGGGCTCTCCCGTCGCCTTCGGCTCCTCCGGCTCGCCTTCGGCTTCGCGGGCGACTCTCGCCGCCTTCTCCTTAGCAATCCGATCAGCCTTAGCCCGCCGCGCCAGCTCGGCGATCGGCGTGGGCTCAAACTGCTGCTCAAACGGCGAACTCGGGTCCGGAGGATCATCCGGCACCTCGAAATTATCCGCTTCCGCGAACGTCTCATAACCCGCCTTGTCGAGCTCGTCCTGGATCTTGGACGATCGAACCATGCGAGCTATCTGCTCAGCGAGGGACTCCGAACGCTTGTACCCGAGCGGCGGCTGCATAGGCTTGGAGTCCATAATCTCATGGCCGCGCTCGTCGAACTTTTTATGATGCTCTTTCATGGTGTCCCTCTTTTAGAACGCCATCGGGCGAGCGGTCTGCATGACCAACCGCCGCGACTGGACTGAGTTGCGAACGTACGCCCACATTGTGTGATTGGTGTTCACCGCGAAGGGCGTCTCTCGCGGCACGCACTTAACAAAATCCGCATTCAATGCGGGATCGGTCGAGAACAACCGAGCGAAATGCCAAAAATCCAGAACCGAAGTCCTGAACTCACCTGATATCCAAGATTCCGAACGACGATACTCGTCGTAACGATCGGTGTACCCGAAAACCTCATCCGGCGACGCATGCGCCATCCGAGCTTCCTTATTCAACAGCTCTTGCTGGCCGATCGTCTGCAGCTCCTTCTGCCAGAAATCCTCTTTGATCCGACGCGACCAATGACGCTGCAACCCATCAGCATAGATCGTCTTGGGCCTCACGCTCAAAAACGTGAAAACGTAACCATGCTCCTGGAAATACCGGCGATAACGGTTAGACCGAAGGGCGCCGATACCATGTCCCCGCAACGTGCCCACACCAGTGTCAGCATCGAAATCCGTACCCGTCTGAAGGACCTCTGAGAACTGAAACGTATTACGCCCGCCGCCGAGATACTCCGGACGCTGCAAACGGGCATCGCCCGACTGCACATTGAGATAACGGAGATACTCCGTGTACCGACTACCATACATAGCCCTCGCTTCCTCGTAACGCTGAAGCGCCATCGCTTCGCGCAACGCATTAATCGTAATCGCTGACGCACCCGACAAATCAGCGAACACATCAGGACGCTGCACATCCGAGTCACCACCAACAGCCTTGATAGCAACACCCTCAATCGCAGTACCCGTCATGGCTCGAATAGCAGGATCAGTCCCCGTATTCACGGTGCCCAAATAATCCGACGACGCATCAACTTCACGAACCGGCGTCGTAGCCGTCATCGTCGTCACATCACCAGCAAACCCAATACCTCGCACTGGAGCCGTCGTTCCGATCGGCAACGTTATCGCGGGACCTTTTTGCTCCCACGGCCTGGCAACCGTAAAATAGTCTTTCTCCCAAGAACAATTCTGAAGCACACGCGAAGTCGTAGTGTCAGCACCGGACGTGAGATCGATCGTGAGCGGCGTTTCGAGGTCCTGGTCACGATAGAATTCATTCCAGATAAGAGCCGCGCCCCTAAAAGGTAAAGCCGACACCAGCGGTCCATCGACGACTGACGTAGGGATTCCAAGATAATCAGCCAAAGAACCCACAGCGAAACCGGCTTCCCCTCCGTCGATTGTTGGGAAAGCTGACGCATCCATTCCATCGGGTCCTCCCGTAATAAAATCCTCCCAA